ACTCTCATTGCTCTGCCCTCGTTTCAAATCCGTTAAACTCTAAGCGCTGCAAAATAGAAGCAGTTGATTTTGTGTTCTTAACCACTTCGCGGTTATAAGCAGCGTTATCTTCTCGCATCTGCGTAATTTCCTGTTTAAGGGCTTGGTTTTCAGTATTCGCATTGTTTTGCGCTATTTGCTGTTGTTGTGCGGGTATCGCGGCAATGGCACTGTTAAGCGCGTTAACCGCATCCCCTACAGAGAGTATGCTTGTATCTATACCGAGGGCGACATTTAACAATTGCTCGTTATAGTCGAGTATACCATCTAAGCGCGTTAATTCATTTTCATAAGCGCTTTGATGTAATTGGTAAACCTCATCAGCACTAGCAATCAACATATCAAACTGTGCAGATTGCGCTTCATAGTTGAGCGAGTCTAGGCTAATTTTTGCATCGTTAAATTGTAGTGTTGCGTCTTTAATTGATAAGGTGTTGTCTACGATACCGAGCAGGCTATTCAACTGTTCATTGTTAGCCGCTATCAAAGCATCAAAGCTTTCAATAGTGCCATTGTAAGATTGCTCTGCTAACGAGTAATCATCATTTGCAGCTTGAATTAAAGTGTTGAATGATTCGATTTGGCTATTAAAGTTTAGGTCTGCTAAAGCTGTTTGTGAGTTATTAAGCTGCGTTATCGCTTCACTAATTGATAGGGTATTGTCAACTATACCTAATAGTGTATTTAGTTGCTCATTTAAAGCGCTAACTTGGCGGTCTGCGCTTAATTGCTGCGCTTCAATTTGCCTGCCACTGTTTGACTGTAATAATTCAACTTGACGGTCTGCGCTTAATTGTTGCGCTTCAATCTGCTTGTCAATGGTATTTATTAAGCTTTGGGTTTCGCTTAATTCATCACTTGCTAGCAATGATATAGCCGCTAATCTGTTTTGATTAAGCGCGTTGCTTATAGCAAGGTCTGACGCGCTAGCAAAGCCTGTCGCATCTTGGTTGACCAGATTACTAGCGTCAAGTGATTGTGCGCCACTAAAGTCACCACCTCGCGCCATCGTTAACGCTTGCATTAGTGAAGTGCCACCAATACCGGTTGCACTATCAAGCGAGTCAATAAGAGATTGCATACTTGAGGCGGTGTTATCTAATGCGCCACGCTCACTATTAAGCGCGTCAATTCTTGCACTAGCGTTAGATTGTATTAATGCTATTTCAGCGCTGGCATTGGATTTTATTAATTCCATTTCAACACTGGCGTTAGACTGTATTAATGCTATTTCAGCGGCAAAGGCTGCGTTTAATAAGCTTGTTGCATCATTTACATTCTGCTCACGCAATGCTTTTTCAGCGTTTAGCGTATCGCGTAAACCGTTAATGCGTAAAAGTTCAGCGTCTAAAATTGTTCTCGCGGAGTCTAATACGACTTTGGCGCGTTGCTTTTCTAGTTCTATTGCTTGGTTTTGTGCGGCAAAAGAGGCTATTAAAGCAGACTCACTCTTATCATAAGCATCTTGACGCAAAGCCTGCTCATCATCTAGCGCATCGCGTAAACCGTTTATGCGTAGTATTTCAGCGTTGTAAGCATCGGTTGCACCGTCAAGCACCGCCTGAGCGCGTTGTTTTTCTAGCTTGATTGATTGCTCAAGTATGCCAAAGGCGCTACGTGCTGAGTCCTCACGCGCTATACGCTCATCTTCTAGCGCTTCGATGTATTCAGCCATTGCCGGTGACAACTCAAGCAAAGCGGCAAGCGTTTCTTGACCGCCTTGTGTCGTAATATCCAAGCCTTCAACAAGCGCCCTGAATTCTTCGGTGGTAGATACAAGCGGTTTACCCAATTGCGTAAACACTTCACTGAGCGAGTTTTGCAATATTTCAAACTTTTCTTGTTCGCTAAAGAAGTTGTCAATGTATTGTGTGGTTAATTCTGTGAATTCCTCAATGCCGCCAACTAAGCTGATAATTGATTGAGCAAACTCTAGTTGAATTATTTTACTCACGCCTGATAAATCAAAGCCCATCGTTTTAATCTGGTCGTTAAATATTACTTGCTCACGTGCTACACGTGTCAATGTTTCAAATAAACCTTCACCGACTTGCTGAAACTCTTTAACGCCAGGCACTAAAAATTCAGCTATTAAATCGCCCTGCTGACTAAATATTGCTTGTAACTCGGCTTCTATTTCTTCACCGCTTAAACCTTCAAAACTAACCTTGCCAATGTCAATCTGAAACCCTGCAAGCGCTTCTTCTAAATCAACTTGCACTATTTCAAAGGTATCTGCAAACGCGCCCGATAAGCCTTGCGTAAACTCATTAAAATCGAATTGATTAAGTGGCCCGACAAAATTACTTTGCAATCTACCAACCGTTTCAATACCGAGCAATCTGGCAGACTCTAAAACAGTATCACCGATAAACCCGAATATGTTCGCCATTTGCTCTTGAATAGCGCCATCTATGTTTTGGAACTCATCGCCTACACTTTTAGAGCTAGATAACCCAAACCAGCTACTTTTTTTGGTTCTTACCGTAAAGAACGCCTGCGCTTGTAATATTCCGCTGTCTATTATTTCGCCTAATGATTGAGTTACGAAGCTAATACCGTTATCTATTACAGATTGCTTGGTTGAGCTAAAGCCTGCAAAAGACCTTGACGCATCTAACTCTCCTTGAAATGTTAACGCGCCAGTTGATGCCGAAAAGCTTTGGGCTAGCTTGCTGATACCATCCGATAAAGCCGTAATTGAGTTACGTATGCCCCGTAGCTCAAACAATTGGTTTATCTGTAGGTCATTAAATTCATCTTGTGAGTTTAGGATTGAGTTTGATTTGTCATCGCTACCCAATAAAGTACCGGTACCTTGCGACTCTTGTAATTCTTCTGTGGGGTCTACTACGCTACCACCACCACCAAACGCACCACCTAACAGACTAGCCATAATCCCAATCATTGCAGCGCCCATCACGAAACCCAAAGGCGGTGCGTAACTAAAGGCTGATGTAATCGCGGTCAGTGCATTAGCGCCCTGCTTTGTAGTTTCGTTTGCTACATGAACACCGGCTTCTGCTGTACTAGCCGTCATCTTTTTAAATGATAGCGCTATCTCTACAATGGCCAACGCCTGATTCAATGCCCCAAATGCTTTAGCTGCTGCGGTTTTTTCGTCAAACAATGATTGACCAACCGCAGCAACCGAGCGCATACCGCTTATTTCGTTCAGTGCAAGTTCAGCATTAAGCCTGCCTTGTTGCTTATCAAGTGCAATCTGGTCCGCACCGTCTTTTTCTCGGTCTGCGCTTATTTTGTCTTGAATAAAAGCAAGCTCACCAGTCTTTTTAGTATAGTCGTTAATAGCATCTGATATATTACCAAAGGCATCTACGATTATAGAGCCTGTGCGCGTCCATGCGCCACCGAAAGAGTCAAGCGATGCGGTTATGCTATCAAGGTTTGATTCGTTCGCCTTGGCTGCGTCTGCTTCGTCCTTTTCAATCTGCTCAACTAAGCCTCTAGTTTCTTGCAGTAATTTAATGCGTTGCTCTAATTGTGCAAGCTGTGCCGGGTCAGTCACACCGTTTTGCATCGCTTCCATTTTAGCCGCGTATATTTCAAAGGCATCTGCGCCTAGTCTAAGCTGTATAATCTGATCGGCTATTGCTTGGTTTTGTTCGAGGAATGATTTTGACATAGCGTCACTTTTTGCGGCTAATTCTGCATCCGCTTTTATTGCTTTTTGAAGCACATCATCTTTTTCTTCAAGCGTCTTTTTTAGTGCAGCTTCTTCTTCCTTTTGCGCTTCGACCGCTTCACGCGCTGACTTCGATGCTAATGCGTAACTTTCTAAGCCATCCGCAGCATCACCGATAAAGTCAGTTGCAAAGGCTTCACTACCTGCTTCTTTAATCTCAGATAACGCTTCACCTAATGGGTCAATAAATCCTGTGTTAACCGCATTGATAAAATTATCAAAATCCAAGTCGCCTGAAAGTATCGATTTTAAATCTTTAAAAAACGCCTTGCCAACTGATAGCGTATTCTCAAACATATTAGAAAAAGATGAGAAAATAGCGCTTGCTACAATACCGACTGTTTTACCAATGGTTACAAATATTGCTATTATTGTATTAATAAATACTTTAGATAAATCATTTATATCAGTAAATAATTTTGTAAATGATAGGTTAACAGTTGATGTACTTTCGTCAGCGCCACCAGTTAAGCCAGTAAAAAAGCCTGATACCGCATTGAATGCAGTTTGAGCGCCACCGGCTATAAATCCAAATGCGTCAGTAACGGCATTAAAAGCACCGCTTACAATATCACCTACTTTTACGGCTTCCTCACCAAATCCCACCGTCATCTTACGCGCTGCGAATAATCCACCTGCTAAAAGCGCTAATGTACCCACTACTATTACAATTGGATTAGCGGCCATCGCTACGTTTAAAGCTTTCATAGCTACAGTCATAGTGCCTGTTGCAATAGCTGATGTAAGCATAACCGCCACTAAACTACCCAAAGCGCCTGCTGTTATTGTGGCGATGTCAGCTAGACCTGTGAGCGTATCAACATAACCAGCCGTTAAATCATTGGCGGCTGCAAACTCTGGCAACATTCCAGTAAATACGTGAATGAAAGCGGTACTTGCTAACATAGCACTACCCATAGCGCCCGATAAACCTGCATCGCCTATTTGCAAAGATGCTTCGCTAATCGCAGAGCCAAGCCCAAGCATCGCAACTGTTAAGGAGCTACCGATTACTTTTGACATTTCGTCAGCCGCGCCAGCCGCACCTTTATACTTTTGTGTCATTACCTCAATATTATCAGAAAATGCAGACGCGATTAGACCGGCAGCCGCTGCTTCTGATCCAAATAACGCAATAGCGCTTTCTGCGTCAAGGTTAGCAGTGTTAAGAGTCTGCAATACGGCTGTTAGTCCACGCGATGAAATGCTCAGTTGGTCAGTGCTTATGCCTTGGTCTAAAAGAGCTTCTTTTGCTCTAGGGCTTATATTCGATAATTGTCTAATGATACCGACCACGCCAGTACCAGCTCTTTCAGCCTGAACACCTGAGTCAGATAATGCGCCAATGATAGCGGCCAATTCTTCAATCTCAACACCGGCAGCGGTTGCAATTGGGGCAGAGTTTCTAAGCGCAACGGCTAATTGCTTTACGTCAGTATTTGCACTTGCTGATGTTTCTGCAAGTACGTCAATTACGCGGTTAAGTTGGCTTACCGGCAGTTGTAGGCCGCCTAAGACGTTTGATGCTATATCAGCCGATTCAGCTAGTGATAGTTGCCCAGCGGTCGCTAGGTTTAATATTCCAGGTGTAGCTTTTAATATTTCGTTAGTAGAGAAGCCAGCCATTGCAAGAAACCGTTGGGCTTCGGCTGCTTGGGTTGCGCTAAATTGTGAAGTCGCACCAAGTAAACGCGCCTGCTTTTCAAACAGCGCCATTGTTTCGGTAGTTGCTCTAGTGGTGGCCTGCAATCCCTTCATTGCACCATCAAAGCTAAAGATTGTGCGCGTTACTACGGATAAGCCGCCAACCGAGGCAAGCGCTAGTCCGACCGCACCGATAACCTTTGTTAGCGATGAAAAGCCGTCATTCATGCCCTTAGTAGACTTTGAAATGCTGCGCTCGGTTGTTTGACCCTTGCGCGCAAATCCATCTAATGCGCGTTCACCCGATACTAGACCACGAGTGTTTACAGAGAAACCGAGTTGTGCAATATCAGACATTTTTTAGACCTTTAAGTAAGCGCTGAGTTATTTTAACACTAAGCGCAAAAAGGCGCAAAAATAAACACTGGTCGGAGCAGTAGTTTTATAAAAGTGTAGTATAGTTTGGTTTCACTTAAACAGGATGGATGAATAATTATGAGAGAGATTAAGTTTAGAGCTTGGCATAAAGAAAAAGAGTGTATGTTTGATGATGTTAAGATTGGTGAGTCATTAAACACATGTTTTGAATCTAACAATGTAATTCTAATGCAATTTATAGGGCTTCAAGACTCTACTGGCATTGATATTTACGATGGTGATATTTTGGCTATACTCACAGATTCTGGGCCTATTCTTCATCTTGTAGAATTTACAACGGGTATTCATTATAACGGCTGGAACTTAACGCATTTAGATTTAGAGAATCACGCGCTTCTTATTGGTAATATTTATTTAACACCAGAGTTATTAGAGAAAATTAACCCATAACAAAAAACCCTCACTTCGAGGGCTTCTTTTTAAGTCCAGATGCAAAGCCTTCAAACTGCTTTGCTACCTTATCGCGCATCGCTTCAAGTCTATCTTCATTGTCGTATAGCTCATCAAGTGTGG